AGCCTCGTATGTTCGAGCCCTCCTTAGCGGACCTTAGAAGGGTCCAGGGAGCATCCTGAGGCTGAGCCCAACCCTAAGGCTGGCTTCTTGAAACGCCTCACCAGGCGCCTTCTAGGTGCCTCCAGCGCGGCTCTGCAAAGGACGGTAAACCGCCCAGAAGCTTTCGGCTTCCACCCTTGTTTCTGCAGCGCAGAAACGCTATGATAGAGTTATGGAAACCGTCTACCTGCTTAAAGTTTGTTCCTGGGGTGATTTCGACATCCGCTGTGCCGAAATACATTCTGCCCATCCTTTCGAAGATCATGCAAGAGATTACGGTTTGAAACTTGGTTTATCTGAGGCCGTGTCCGAAGATGACGATGGTACTTGGTTTGAGATCGAAAAAGTTAATTTTTACTACTGAGTGCAATGTCACAACTGATCACACTCGGTACCACCAAACAATGAACTTTTCTGACTTCTACTCTGAGACTCTGAATCTCTACCATCAAGAAAACGATGGAAGCCTTCAGATCGGCCGGTTTTTTATGTATCGTCTTCGAAAAGTAAAAAGGCATCTTTATCATGCAGTTCCGTGGGATATCGATCCTTACCACGATGATCGGTTTCTTGACGCCTGCTGTGAGTGGTTGAGAGAACGGTGGGACGAAGACTTCTACGTGTGAAATTAACTAAGAAGCTAAAGAAAATCGGATCGGTTACCCGAACCGAATCGTTCGGTTCGCACCCTTGTCTCCGCTCCGCCGAAACGCTATCATAGAGGTATGGAAAACGAATTTAACAAGAACGAGGTTACGTTGGCTTTTGAGGCTTTAGCCGCAAGGTTGGAAGCCTTAGATGGTTACTTCAACTGGGACAAAGAAATCGAAATGATTCGCGAAGCTTTGACGAGAGCCGGTTACAACTGACTTACAGAAAATGTCACGATTAGAACTCCACTTCGCTGAACAAGCTGATCGCACCTTGAAACTTCTGAAAGAACTCCCTACGGAAGCCGATGAATTTAACCATATTGAGGCAGATGCAATTCTTGTGGATTTTGTTCGCCAACTCGGTTTCACAGAGATTGCTGAAGCTTACGAAAAAATTGGAAAGTGGTACTCCTAAGAGTTTACTTTCTTTATAAAAATGCTAAGTTATCATCAGATGAAAACCGTCTGATAGGAGAGTTCGAGTCTCCCGACGGACACTATTCTCTAACGAGAAAACTCCGAGAACACGGAATAGCAGCTACTTTCGTTTCCTTTCGCAAACTTCACGGGTGTGTCTCATTGCAAGCTGTAGCTGGGCCCAGCTGCAGAGGTATAATGGGCTGTATGTACAACAGTCGCCCCAGGCATCGCAGGTTCGAATCCTGTCCACACCCATTCCCCTTGTGGGAAATCTCCATTCTAGAACCTGGAGTCGTATGGTATCCGGCGATAAGGACCCGACGCGGCCTCACAGCGTCGTTAACGTGAGGCACTTTTCGAAAAGAACGATCGGGTATTGGCCTGCCGATCCAAAATAAAACGGCCATAACCGAGTATAGCGCAGCTTGGTAGCGCACTTCGTTCGGGACGAAGGGGTCGCAGGTTCGAATCCTGCTACTCGGACTTTCCGGCTCAAGGGTCGGTTCCCACTCCTTTACGCCTTCCCCTAAACCAGGTAGGATGTAGGGGGTTGAGAGAAGGCTAAGCCTTCCTCGGTTCTACGAAACTTGAAAACTGGAGAAACAATACCATTCAACCTTTGGTGCCTGGATATGCGGTCCAGGGTAAATCGTACGGCATAAAATGAGCCAAAGGTGCAAACTCTTCAGGAATGTGGCACCGGATTAGCACTCTGGCCCTCGCTGGAATACCTGAAAGTTTACCCGAAGCTAAGGGTGCTAAGTTGGTAAAGGAGGCCAGGGGGTTTTGCTCCCTGGAGCCTGCCTTATCTTCTTAGCTTCTCACATAGGAAACTATGCAATCTTCGTTCCTATGACTAGCGGTTAGGTCATCACCTTTTCAAGGTGACGGCACGGGTTCGAATCCCGTTAGGAATACTTTCTACGAAAGTAGAAGCGTCCGGTAAGACGTTAAACTGCTGCTGTTTTGAAGAGAGATGTGGGCGGTTCGCCGTGCCACCTTAACTCCAATCGAGTTGAGTAGCTTAAGAGGCGTCAATAGCGCTCTTCATAACTAAATCGTTCAAGCGCCGAAATGGCAGCCGCGCTTGGTTTAGGCCCGTGGCGGTTCGACCCTTTTCGTGAGAATCGACCCTGAAAGGCTCCTACAGGAGCCTAGAACCGGTGGTTGAAGTCGGGCTGGAGGTGTCGAAGCCCTCTCTGGAGGTGTCTAAGCCCTCTCTAGGCCTCTCTGAAGGTCTCTGGCAGCAGGTTCGGTTACCCGATCCGAAAGATCGGTTACCCTGCCTTTCGCCTAGCGGCGAAACCGGCTATGATATTAGGGTGGTTGAGAGAGTTTCCTTCATCCGCCCCGCTTCTGATCCTGAGGCAGGAACCTCGAAAAACAAACTTTGGTGCTTGGGCGAGGTCCCAAGTTAAATGACGGATCCAGCCAAAGCTCGCAATTTGCCTGACATTTCCTTCGGGGCTCTCCCGAAGCATCGGGTTAGTAACTCAGTTGGTAGAGTATCCGGCTCTTAACCGGAAGGTCGTCGGTTCGAACCCGACCTAACCCATAGGTTTAATCAACCTGCTCAATGACCTCGTAACTCAGCGGTTAGAGTGCTACCCTGTCACGGTAGAAGTCGTGGGTTCGAATCCCATCGGGGTCGTCGGTGCTTAGCAATCCCAGTGCCTATCCGCTAAGCACCAAAGAATAGGCTCATTCACATATGTGGCGATAAAAAGTGAAATTGCTAAGCCCAACTAACTCAGTGGACCAGAGTGCTTGGCTTCGAACCAAGAAGTCCCAGGTTCGAATCCTGGGTTGGGCATCAACAACACAACAGTTGTTGAACTTCAAAGTCCGTCAGTGCCGGAACTGGAATACGGGGGTGTAGTGTAAGCCTATACGGATGGGGTTGCAAATAAATAAATAACAATCTCCTAGCTCACGGTTACAACTACCTGTCAAACAACAGCTAGACGTAAGTTTGACATTGTGGGTTCGACTCCCACCTGATACAACTTTGATTCACTCCTCAGACCACAAGTGTAACGCTGAAAGGGTAAGTTTTTCTGACTCTTTGAGCATCTGAGCAAAAAGCCTGCCTGGTGAAATGGTAGACACGTCTGGCTTAGAACCAGATGCCGTAAGGCTTGGGGGTTCGAGTCCCCCGGTGGGCATTCCCTAAGGGAATCGGGAATTCACCTCTCTCGTTAAGAAACTTCGGTTGGTTGGTGATAGGTCCTTCAGTCCGAAAACTGATACAAGGTGTCCGGGCACCTCTATGCCTGCATGGCGGAATGGTAGACGCACCTGACTCAAAATCAGGCGCCGAAAGGCGTGGGGGTTCGAGTCCCCCGGCAGGTATTGCGTTAGTACAAGCGCAAAGGCGAATGTGAACTATGCATGGTTTACGCAAGCCTGAGATTGACCTTATCGGTTCGATTCCCTAGCTCTGGCGAGGTTGGGGTCAATCTCTGAATTCCCTGCCTTCTTAGCTCAGCGGACTAGAGCATTCGACTACGAATCGAAGGGTCAGAGGTTCGAATCCTCTAGAAGGCGTAACTTTCATTCTGTTTCGTTTTGAAATCCAAAGCCCACTGAATGAAGGTAGATGGAGGGGCAATCCGATTGGCGACGGAAACTGTCTTGAAAACAGTCGAGGTGAAAGCCCTTGGGGGTTCGACTCCCCCTCCCTCCGTGTCCAATTTAACGGGATGTAGCTCAGTTTGGTAGAGCGCTCGTCTGGGGGGCGAGAGGTTTCGCAGGTTCAAGTCCTGTCATCCCGATTGTTTTGCTCAGACAAAACGAATATGGTCCAGTGTTACCCTCTCACTCCCAATTCACCTTAGAAAGTGAACATCTCGCAATCTGGAATCGTCTAACTGGCAGGACACCTCCCTTTGAAGGAGTTTATCTAGGTTCGAATCCTAGTTCCAGAATTTCCATTCCGACCATACGGAACTTTGAGAAAATGAAAGTAGAATCAACCAAGCTAATGAAGGAAATCTTGCAAGACCCTGAAGCTAGAAAGCAGTTACAGGCTGCTTTGGTTAATCTTTCTCTCACAGTTGATTTCAAGGGTAAAACCTATACACTGGAAAGCATGAGTTAACACGGGCTTATAACTCAATTGGAAGTTGCAGGTTCGAATCCTGTTAGGTTCACTTAGGGGTCTCCCCCTGCCGGTCTGCCTGCCGGGTCTTTACACTAGACGAAACGGCTCCAACCGGGATTAGCTCAGAGGAAGAGCGCTGGCCTTGGGGACCAGAAGTCGGGATTTCGAAATTCCCATCTCGGACTGTAAGCTGCGTGAGCAACACTCTAGAGCGCCTCCAAGGGGCTCCAGCCCGCTCTCTCAGCCCTTACCCAAGGGCAGCCTTCTCAGGCCTCTGAGAGGCTCTGAGGACCCTCTCCGCACGGGTCGGGAAACCTCCCTGAAACGTTCGGTTCCCACCCTTGTTTTCGCACCGCGGAAACACTATCATAATAGTATGAAAGACTTTGCAGGTTCCTGAGCAATGTCCATTGAAACTGAAGCCATTGACAAGATAGAGCTGGTTTTTAACCATATTCAAAACGTTCAGAGAAGCTGTTACAAACTTGGTCTGAAGTTGATGAAGAGGGGAGAAATAGAACTCGGTCGCAACCTGATTGCAAACGGACAGATTCACGACAACTCAAAGTTTAAGGGCATAGAATTTGAGCATCTCTTTTATTCGGACCCTTTATTATCGGAAGTTGTGAAACATCACCAGTCTGTGAACCCTCACCACCCCGAGTATTGGGGTAGTATTCATGACATGCCAAAAGTTTACATTGCAGAGATGGTATGCGACTGGTATGCAAGGTCGACAGAATTTGGGTCGGGAGTTCGAGATTGGATCGATAACCAGGCTTCTAAGAAATTTGCCTTTACGAAAGAAGACCCTGTGTATACTGTAATCCAGGACATGCTGTCGCTCCTGCTTGAACCTCCTTTCTCGTAAATGGCTTCATTAGTTCTAAACTTTAGGCCCCTATAGCTCAGTGGTAGAGTACCTCTTTGGTAAGGAGGGGACGCGAGTTCAATTCTCGCTGGGGGCTTTTTCTGGCAAAAGCAATGTCAAAAGACATTTACCTTTCAAAACACGAGGAACTCCAAAAGGCTCGCGCTGAAGAGAATGAAGAGTTGGAGGGTCGAATCTTGGATGAACTCGACGGAATTTGGTTTGCTCTCAGTGTGGAAGAGATGAAAGAGGTTAATGAAAAAGTTTGCAATCTGGTGAGGAGCGGTTAACCGACCAGGAACTTTTCGTCAGTTCAAATCCGACCTCCAAGTTTCACTTTACTAGAACAAAACTTGTTCCCAACTCACTAAATAATGAAACAACTAACCTTTTCATCCGGAGCTGAAGTCCAGAACTACTTCGGTTCTCCCCTGCTAGCTCGCCGAAAGACCCTTGTTCGCCGCCGCGATGCAATCGGGACAGAAGTGTTTCGCAAAACTGAGGGTGACCTTACAGCCGTCCAAGGAGTAGACTACGTGCTTGAGCCACTTGATGGCTCCCAATCCAACCCTTGCAAAATTAATATTTTTGCTGACAGCTGGGAGGAAACTGAGCCTGGCTCAGAAGTTTATCGGCGCAAAGCGTTGTGCAAAGCCGTGCCCGTACCAGAAGGATACGAGGTGATTTTGAAATGTCTTGAAGGAGATCTGAAAGTCTACCATCCTAACTTCATCGCCATCGGGATTAAGGATGAAGTTTACTCTTATAGAAAAGAATGGGTGGAGAAAAATCTCGATTTCCTACCCAGTTGATGCACAAACCTTGTGACTCTCTCCTGCTTGACCAGGTATTTTCAGACACACAAATTGTCCAAAAACTCTCAAGAGAGTAGTGATCCCTACCTCAGGTAAGGTGGAACCCGAAGTTGAACTGTTCCTGAGTGAACCGAAACCACTAATCCCAATCTTACGATACAATGCAATCACGAGACTTTTGCTACTGGCTTCAAGGGCTCTTTGAGCTTGGAAACCCTGAGAGCCTTTCCTCAGACCAAATCCAGATGATCCGCAACCACCTTAACATGGTATTTTACCATGAGATCCACAATCCTGGGCCTCGACAGCCAAAGGTTAACATTTCTGGAAGGATGAAATGCTAAGCTCCCCTTGGGTTCGGTTACCCGACCTTTACACAGGGTGAGATCCCCGCTAACATTAAGATGTAACACTGGAAACAAAGAACATGTCATTTTGGGTTGAAGGGACGATCGAAATTGATCTCCATGATCTTTGGGAATGGGTGAATCAAAATTACTCTCCCTTCTCTGATCCTAGTGGAGCAAATAATGTTTATGGAGTACCACGAGTGAATGTTTCTAACAACACTATGGAAATTGATTTTGCCGCGTGCCCTGAAAATCACCCTGGCTCTTGGAGTGAGAAGCCCAAGGCAGTTACCCAATGGGAGACTCCAGTTGAATCGAATCAATGAGATGTTGAAAGCCCTTATCAAAAAGCTGCTCTCCCTTCGAACCGAGGCACCAGCTCTCGAAAACAGTGAATGCCAAGCGTGGTACAAACTCACAGACCGGGAGCCACCCCAAGGAGCAATGTGCGAGCATGTTGCCTTCTCCAGTCCTCCCTACAGCGGTAGGTGGTTCTCCGGCAGAGAAGGTTCGGGGTTCAAGAACGAAAACCGTTACACATACCTGGGCATACCGAGCCAGACATTTTGGCGCTTGCTGCCCGAGACCGACCATCAGACTAAGGAAGAGTGAGTCAAAGGGTAAGTTTGAATACGGGTTGTAAGTCTTATGAAAAACTCATTCTCCACAGATTCCATAGAAAAGTACGCTGAGTTGGTACAATCAAACTGGCGCGAAAACTTTGGGGAATCCGAAACAGCGACATACGATTTCACCCGCTGTTTGAGAACAGACGGTTCCTCTTATGGAACTTCGGGAAAGTGCCGTAAAGGTGTGGAAACTTCAGTGAAGGCTATACTAGACAAAACCATCCCTGGAAGAGTCCCCCGCAATGATCCAAAAGAACCTTTGGCAAGCGGGAACACTCCCTTAGAAAAAGCCCAGTCTAAGCTAGAGATGTTTGAAAAACTAATATCCGACCCTCTGAGAACTCCTAGCGAAAAAGAATTGGAACAATATGGTAAGCTGAAACTTGCCGTGGAGTCTTTCACGAACAAGCGAGAGGGGAAAAAAGTGCCTCTCCTTAAGAGAGACATTTTTCAGTGGGAGGATCGTAGCGATCTTGACAAGAGCGAAAGCAGAAAGCTTGGTAAATCTCTAAGAGAGGTAGTGCCCGATCCAGAAAACAGAAAGAAACTGGCCAGGGCGAAGATGTTGGTCAGCGAGCATCTGAAGGACAATAAAGACCCTTTGAGAGCAGGCACACTAGATGTGCCCTTGAAAGTGCTTGAGAAAAGAAAGCAAGATCTTCAAGATCTTCACCGTGAGTTGGACCTCCTCAAGATCATGGGCAAATATAAAGGCAAGTCGCGGGTTCCTAGTTTGATCGCTCAAGCAAGAGAGAAGCTTATTAGTGAATATCACATATACGATGGTGCAATAAAGAACATAAAAAGTCTGAAGAGCGAGGCGAGGAAGGATCACAAGATTCCCAACAAAAAAGTGGTTGATGAGTGGAGAAGCAAGGGCTTGAGTATGAGCGATGCCTTGAAGCATGGTATTAACCCTTCTCTGCTGAGTGTGTGGAAAAATCCGGGGGACAAGACTTCTGTAACCGGTTGGTGGTTGAGGTTCCACGGTTGAGATGGTTCGGTTACCCGACCTTTACTTCCCTCGCTCTCTGGTCTAAGATAGAGGGTAGTTGAGCCATTCTTCCCAAACCACAATGCAAAACATGTCTCTCGCGCAAATGTATAAGCAGGGGTTGGATGTAGAGAATCTAAGGACCGAAGACGGTCGCTCGTTGGTATTCAGGAACCTGCGAGATGGCAATCTCTATCGCATCTACAAAAGTTCCCCACGGATGTTTACCGGCAGTTGGCTAGTTGCGGAGAGGATGTTCTATGCCAACAACCATTTGAAAGAAGTTCGAGAGTCTCACATGAAAGACTTCGTCCTGGTCTCATTTCGCTAACCAACAAAGTGAACTACACTATCTCAACCTCGATCCTGTTCATCTTCGGTTTTTCCATCAGCTATGTGCTGATCCCCGGTCTGTCCTAACCTCGCAAATCTCTTTGTTGTACGAATAAGCAAAGTGCTAGAAGTTAAGCAAAGTAGCGAATACTACTTCCGTGTCAAAGAGGCTGGCACGGACTGGGAGAAATTCACTGTGTTTAACCCAAAGGGCAAAGACGCAACCCAGATCATCCAAGAAGCTGCCTACCTGTACTTTTTCGGACAGGGTGGGTGGCAGGAGGCATGGCCTCTAACCTTCGAATTGAAAACCTTGAAAGGAGCAAGCATTGGTAATGCATCTGTGTTCGTCGTTTCTGGGGACCCGCAATTTGAAGTCAACCTCCTGGCTGCTCCCAAAGTCTTCAAATACCGCTTTGAGGAGAAAGAGGTTGAGCCAGAAGAAAAGTGGGAAGAGATACCAAAACCTGTCTTTGTGGTTTCCTTCCTCATTACTTTTCTAGCTTTGTATCTGCTATGGTGGAAGTGATATTCGGTAACCCGACTTTTACTTCTGACAGGAATTGATCTAAGATTAAACTATGACACAATCCGTTCCCGCTCGATTGCAAATTAAGCTCTCTGATTTTCCCTATACTGTTGGAGATCGATTCCATTTCCAAAAAAGTATTCCCGTAGGGTTCAAGAAGAGCCCGATTAAGAGAGGGGTGTATCGCATTCTAGAAGTTGCCCCTCATCCGAAATCTTCCGGAGAAGCCCACTCGGACTACTGCTACTATTTCGGTGACTACTCAGGGGAATCCTCAAAAGTTGAGTTCATCTACAACTGCGTAGAGTGGAATGATTTCCTGGAGGAAAATCAAAACGATGTACTTTTTATGTTTAACCGAGAGAGATTCCTGAAAGATGTCAAGGTTCTGCTATCCAAGCATGGAGTTTCCTCCCTGTGCATAAACCAGAGATACGACGCCTGCTTTGATGAAGGGGCTCTCCTCGAACTCATTGTCACCTTCCCTGACCGATTTACACAAGTTAGTCTGGGTACTTCTCTGCGTCCTGAACTATGAATGTATCAAAGATTCTCTCTTTTGGCTTTTTCACTTTGCACACTCTTCAAACAGTGCTGGTGACTTTGAAGCTATCGGGATCAATTTCCTGGCCTTGGTGGCAGATCCTTCTCCCTTTTTGGGGTCCTGCGATTATCTTGGGTGTGTTCGTCATGTGGGCCATATTCGCAGCCCTATCTTCGGAAAAGTGAGGTTTACTCTTCCAAACCTCCAACTATAGTAGTTGGAGACACAAGCCAGTCAGAACAGGTGTTCAGAGGGGCCTTATAAGCTCTTTCCGCCAGATTAGCGGCTTTGGGAGGGTTCGATACCCTCGGCTGGTATACTCCCGGTTTCACACAACAAGCGTGAAAGTTCGGTAACCCGACCTTTACTTCGATCCCCGATCCGAGGTATCATAGAGGTATGGGAAATGAGAGAGCTTCAATGGTCGTCGCCAAACTCACAAAGGTCCTTCACCGATATGGTGATACGAAAGTGGAGGAAACCATGAGATTTGCAAATCGCCAATCTGCGGAAAGTTTCCGAAACTCTATGCTAAACAAGAGGGTCAAAGGACTCTCTGGAACCCCTTACACTATCATTTCGTTCTCTGTTAACCACTGAGATGATTGATCTTTCCAAAATCTCCTACCACTCCACGACCTACGCTGATAACGAGGGTGGTAAGTCCCGAGCAGAAGAAACTTTGTCTCTGGCGATTCAAACTGCCGGACCAGGCGAAACGTTCGATCTGTTCCATAACGGACGTGGATGGGTTGTAAGGATGTTCGAAGATGGTGAGTTTGTAATGGTGATCTGAAGTTCGGTTTCCTCGGCTTTACCTCAGAGCTTTTTTGAAGTAGAGTTACAGTGTAACTGAGAGAGAGAACGATGAGCACCAAATGCAACCAAACCATAAGAACTCCGCACCAGGAGTATCAAGTGCACCGTGAAATACAGTGGCTTCTCAATAAGTGCATTGAGGTTGAGGAGGAAATGAAAAAGCGACCCTCTAAAATTCGCCATCTTAACGACTTGAAGCGACAGATCAAGGAGCGTGAGGAAATCCTGGAGCGTCACCGTCAGGGCGGTTAACCGAACGGAAGCCTTCGGCTTCCACCCTTGCCTTGGCTCAGCAAAAGCGCTATAGTAATAGTATGAAAGCCAGTGAACTCTTGACTCCGAAAGAACAAGCCCTTCTTGACTCTATTCGCATGGGCATGGATGAACCTGGTTGCGGTTGGCTCCATGAGCTTGCCCCTGAGACTCGAGAGACAGCGGGTGTTTTGGGTTCTCTCGTTAAGAAAGGTCTTGTGACAACCTATGTTGAAGAAGGGTGTTCTTGGGTTGCCCTGGTTGCTTGATCCCGTCCAACTCAAAATAACTCCTCAAGTATCCCGTTTCCACAGTTCCCTTTTCGGTTAGATTGCCCGGATCAAATCTTTCGAAAACCAGCGGAAAGCTCTAAAGTACAATCATGAAAGCGATTGACACTATGTCCCCTGAAGCTGTCGCCCTGACCGCTGCCTGCCGTCTACACGGCGAATTACTTGCTGACGAATGCTTCGCCGGTTACAATGGCACCAAAGATGCCTTCGACAACCTCTATCGGGAACTCTTTGTGATCGCTCTCGAAGAGAATGAAGCAGAATGGCTCGAAGTTGACCCTGTAGAGATAGTTGTGGAAGCCTTCTACGTCTTCCAATTTGAGATTAGCGAAGGCGTTCGTAAGGTTGACTGGTTTCTCTATCGCTGATTTGATCCTGCAATTCCAATAAAAAAATGCAAACAACGCCCGAGAATCTCATTCGCGCCCTCAACGGCTGGATAGAAGCAGGTACTCTCCGTAAAGACGAACCTATCTTCGCCCTGTTGATTTCCCGAGAGGATCTGACTGAGGTTGCCCAGTGGCACGAAGAACTATCTCAATTCCACGGTGAGCTGCCAAACTTGAAGGACGAAGACCTTGAATTCATCTTCTCTCATCTAGAGGATAATCCCGGGACTGATTTGATAGATAATCTCGGTAAGATGGCATCACATCGACTCAATTACCTTCGTCAGAGGGATGAGCGATATAAGCTCTACCTGGAGCTTCAAAGAGAGTTTGGTGAGAAACGCAAATGACGACATCTTACTTTATTGGCGATCTCTGCTACGTCTTTGAAGACGCAGATTGGGAAGAGATTTGCAATCTTCTGTTCCCAAAATACGAATACACGAGAAGAACAGGCCAATTCCTTTTGAAAGACGGAAGAGAGTTTTTCATGTTTGGCACTGCTCACGGAGACGGGGAGTACCGCGACCAGTTTGGAAACTCCTACGGCGTGGATTCTGGCAGCATCGGTGCCATCCGAGTGGAGGACATTCGAGGCAGCGCATACTCTGAGGAATACATGAAACAAATGGGTTGTATTCACACTTTTGAATCCCCCCTCACTTCCGACGACTGCTCTTACCAAGACGGACTCATTCGCTTTAGCCACGTAGAAATCGACACGGACCCTTCCTGCGAGGAAGAGATGGAACAACAAAATGCCTGGTTAGAGGAGGATGAGGATGACCCTGAGTGAAGAAATCCTCGAACTGAAAGAGCAAAGGAAAGCAGTCATCCTGGCGCATTACTACCAAGACCCTGAAATCCAGGAAATTGCTGATTTCGTTGGAGATTCCCTTGAACTGGCCCGCCAAGCTGCTGGAACGGATGCGGACACGATTGTCTTTTGCGGAGTTCATTTCATGGCAGAAACAGCGAAGATTGTCAATCCGAACAAGACCGTCTTGCTGCCAGACCTTAATGCAGGGTGCAGCCTTGCCGATGCTTGCTTGCCCGATGATTTCGCCAAGTTCCGTGAGAAGCACCCTGACCATTACGTAATTAGCTATATAAACTGTTCAGCAGCGATTAAGGCCCAGAGTGATCTAATTTGCACCAGCAGTAATGCTGTTCGTCTTGTAAATCAAATTCCAAAGGACCGTCCGATTCTGTTTGCACCGGACAAGAATCTGGGACGTTGGGTTGCTGAGCAAACAAGCCGCGAGTTGACGCTCTGGGATGGCAGTTGCCAAGTCCATGAGCAATTTTGCGAAGAAGCACTCATGGAACTTTGGAACAGCAATCCGGGGTGCGAGGTGATTGCTCACCCTGAGTGCGAAGAAGCCTTATTGCGACTTTCGGACTTTGTTGGTTCTACGAGTGCCTTGTTACGCAGGGTTCAGGAGAGTGAGGCGAAAACTTTTATTGTTCTCACGGAGCCTGGCATCATCCACAAGATGAGACAGTTGGCACCAGATAAAACTTATCTCGAAGTCCCAAATAGGAATGGTTGCAATTGCAATCTTTGCCCTTATATGCGTCTCAATACTCTTGAAAAAGTGCGCAACTGCTTGAGAGATTTAAGCCCTCAAATTCACCTTGAAGAGGGGCTTAGGGTCAGAGCATTGCAGCCGCTAGAGCAAATGCTTGCTCTTTCCTGATGCGCCTGGATCTAAGGCACCATCGCCCACCCCAGCGCCCAGAAACGCGGGAAAAATCAAAAGTATAACCCAGCGCCCCAAATCGTAAGAACTCTTTCCGTTTTTCCTTAGAATTTGAGCGTTGACTTGGGGGCAGGGCTGCCCGCAGAGGCTAGAATCACCGGAATTTCTGGTTTTTCGGGTGAGAGGGACCAGACCCGTTCCAGCGTGGTTTCAACCAGGTTCGGTAAACCGAACCACATCGTTCGGTTCGCACCCTTGTTTTCGCGAGGCGAAAACGGTATGATATTAGTATGGAAAACACTCCCACCTACACGTTCTCTCAGATTGCCCCTGACCTCTTCGAACAAGTCGGAGCCGAGAACCGGCGCTGTCCTTGGGAACTGATTGAGCGAAAGTATATTGGTCGTTGTGACTCTGTTCGTGTGAAATTCTCGTCCGGGGTTGTTCGTAACTTCAACTGGATTCGCGACTACAACTGAGACAATGACGAGCCTTCCTCAAGCCATGGTTCCAGTTTGTAGCTCGTGCTTCTTTCGACCTACTTACGGAGGTTACCGCTCTGAACAGGCGCCGGTCCAAAAACCACCACCATTAACTGCTCAACAACGTGCAGAGCTTGGCCTATCCGGGGTGGTGGCCCTCGTCTGCCTTATTGGTTACCTTGTGCTCGCCATTTCAGATCAGGAGTAAACTTTTGAAAAACAAAAACATTGTACTCTGTACAGGCCTGAGCGAGTACTATGGTCCGGTCGTGTACAGGTACGTGGGCACAATTGACATGCGCGAAGGTATCAGACTCAACGAGATAGATGAGACGATGAAATGGACAAAGAAATACCACCCAAGGCACTTCTTTGGTACCTACAAGTTAAGAACCCTAGATGAGTTCCAAACTCAAGGGGGACATATGAAGTGGGAGGTCTGGGTTGTTTTGAGAGAGGACAACCCTGATTGGCGTGCGAAGCCAGGGACAGGATACTACGAAAAATTGCAAGGTAAATACAGAAGCAAAAAGTACCTTCCGATTGCGTGGCCTGAAGAACACATCGACAAGTGGATTGCTGCTTCCGAAGTCTTGCCGGGATTGTACTCCTACTCCTTCTGAACCCTTGTAGGGGGTCGGTTACCCGAACCGAACCGTTCGGTTCGCCCCCTTGGCTGTGCTCGCCAGAAGCGCTATGATATTAGTATGGAAAACAACGACCGCTTCTTCAGAATCATGTCCCGTGTTGATGCTTGGGCTGTGGATAATGCTGGCTGGAACTGCCGCGACGAGGCTGTCTCCGAGGTTAACTTCATATTGAACGACCCGATCTACTGGGACATGTCCGATGACGAGATCTTCGAGTCGGCTTGTAAAGCTTGGCTGGAGGCGGAGTGAGTAGGCAAATGAGCTATAACTATCGCGAAGAGCTAAAGTCAATTTTTCAAATTTACCGGATACCCTTAGCAGCGCAGGGGGAAATCGAGAAATTACTTAAAAAGACTCAATCTCGAGCGAGGTATGATTCCTGGTCTGAAGGGTACGATGACGGTTACTGGCAGAGAGACTCAGAGTAAGTGGATGAATGAGTACAACTAACCAACTCACCCTGTACTCCCGGCTCAATCTCACAGGCACTCTTTGTGAAGTGTGTGGGCAAGGATCCTACCAAGAAACTTCCATCTACGATGACTGGGAAGGCAAACTTCACTGCACCAAGTGTAATCACGAGATCGAGCGTTTGAAAGAAATCTGGTAAGCCGAATACTAACTTAACAGGGTCCGGTTACCCGAACTGAATGGTTCGGTTCGCACCCTTGGCTCCTTCTGCGAAAACACCTAAAGTGTATACATGATGAATGACACCTCTCCTTTGAGACTAACCAATCTTAACCGGCAAGCCCAGCCAGTTAGAGCCGGGTATCGTGGATCTATGGATGATAATCTCTTTTTCGGATTCAAACTTGCTGGGGCTGACAATTCCAGTCTTTTCCTTACCTTGGGAGACCTGAAGCATAGGTTCAAAGTTAGAAACCTGGGGCAGCTTGAAGAAGCAGCTAAAGTAGCGGGTCAAGAGGTGAAAATAGAATTTTGGAACTGCGAAGGCAAATACACCTGGGAGGCATACTTGTGGAATGGTGCCTTCCGTGTGGGCACTTCTGCCGATCGCCTCAAGCTTGAGGTTGCCCAGGTTGCTTGAGGTCTAACATGAAACAAACTACTTGGATCAATATCACCAACAGCCAACCCGAGCCCTTTAAAGAGGTCTTGGTTTGGATCGACGGCAAACGTGGGGCATCTTGGAGGAACAATCATGCTCTTGTGGCTTACATGAATGAGAACGGCCAATGGGTGCAAGAACGTCACCCTGATTCCGATCCGCTGAGAGATGTTCTTTATTGGATGGAGATCCCTCTGCCTGGTTGATACCAAAGCAATGTACGAATTTCACATCACTGTGGGCCACCCTCGACTCGCCCGCGAGCTCAACGCCGAGATAAACAGTTTCGCAAAAGGAACACCTGTCTTGGCTATTCAGAACCTTGATCAAGAAGGTTCCTTGATTAGAACAGATTGGATGACTGCAGAAAAAGCTTCCTTGAAAGGGGGACATTTGGCAGCGTTGCACTTTCTCTCAAACTCGCAGACTGCGAAGGGTTGGCTCACTTATACAACCAACGCACCGGAACGCATGAAGATTGAGGCTGAATATAACGACAGCATTTCTCCAGACGAATATCTTTATATCGAGACTCACTTTGCTGTGACTTCAGAAGAAGCTCGAAGACAGGGCACTGGCATTAGCCGCAACCTGTTTACAGGCGAGCTGATTGCTACTGAAAGATGCTACGATTCTCTGAAATTCCATGAGTTCGCTCAAGAACACTCAGCCTTCGGCCGCAAGGTTGAACTCTGCCTTTATGACTCAAATGTTAGCATGGACTCGGAGGCCAAGTGGATGAGAGTTCCTAAGAATATCGGAAAAATGTCAGCAAGGTCCTCCAAGATCGTTTCAAATGAGCATGTGAGAATCTTCGATCGCGGAATTCGCCCTCCCCAAGGTTACAAAGTTTACCTAAATGATTAAGATTCTCTTTGTGGCTCCAGCAGGAGTCGTTTTATGTTCCCAGCGGCATTCGTCTTGTGCTGTGCCACGTGTCGGGGAAGGCATTATTTTACAGTGCAAAAGTTCTGGCCTTACCGAGTTCCACCGATTCAAAGTCGAATACGTGTGTTGGTATGAGTCTCAGAGTGCCGAGGGACTTGAAGCGGCAGTACAACTGTCTCTTTGTGAGGACCAAAGTAACTAATCGGTTAACCGAACCGAAGGGTTCGGTTCCCACCCTTGCCTTCCTTGGTGAAATGATCTAAGATAATAGCATGAACGATTTCACTTTCTACGAGGTTGGTGGTTGCGTCCGAGACAGCCTGCTAGGGCTGGACAGCAAGGACGTTGACTTCTCCGTTGTAGCGCGAGAAGGCCTGTTCCAGGACGCTGAGACTGCTTTCTATGCACTTGAGGAGTTTCTTACCTCTCAAGGTTTCCTGTTCTTTAAGCACGATACCCCGGCACAAAGGGAGATCAGCCTCCGGACTCTCACTCTCCGTGCACGGGTCCCTCAGGGCCATCCCCTGCAATCCCGTACTAAGGTGGCAGACTTCGTTCTGGCCCGGAAAGACGGTCCTTACAGTGACGGTCGTCGCCCTGATTGGGTGAAGCCTGGTTCCCTGAGGGACGACATTTTCCGCAGGGACTTTACCTGCAATGCTCTGGCCCGAGACATTGAGGGCAACATTGTCGATCTTGTGGGTGGTGTGAAGGACGTTGAGGAGGGTGTTCTCTCCTTTGTGGGCAATCCTGAGGAAAGGATTGCTGAGGATGGCCTTCGAGTGGCACGGGGATTCCGATTTCACATCACCAAAGGCTTCGACGTAGAAGCAGACTCTTGGGAAGCTCTTATTTCTGAGTCCTCTGCCGAAATGCTCTCAAAAGTTTCTGTTGAGCGCATCCGTGAAGAGCTTGTGAAGATGTTCCGTGCAAACACCCTGCACTCTCTGCGCCTGCTGGGAGAACTCCCCAGGCACACTCAAGAAGCAATCTTCCGAGACGGGCTTCGCCTTGATGCCACCATGGCTCAGTGAGGCCCACTCAACCACACTCTGACTGAAAAAGAAATGGCCAAGGTTACACTGACAATCTCTCTGGAACTTCCCTCCCTCGCGGATAATATGGACAATGCGACGATTCTAGGCCACGTTGATAACGTCGTTTGGTTCGTACACCCAGCAGACGATAGCCAAGAGGATTCTCTTAACCTGGAAATCCTCAAGGTCCAGAGTCCTTCTGGAGAGACAATTTACGAGGGATCAGCATGAACTATAGGGATAAACTTAGGTCTCTATACGAGGAGTTTCAAGAACGTCTTTCTGAAGAAGGAGAAATTTTCAGACGTGGCGTGATCATGCCCTTTTGCGAAAAGCATGGTCTAGATTTCCTCTCCGGTAACGGAGTATGTGCGTTTTTTGACAAAAGCTTGGGAGACTTTGAGAATACTCCCCGCTATCAAATCGATAGTGTTTACTTGCCCCATGGATCCAAACTCCGACAAAGCAAGAAATTCGCCAAAGAAGTGAAGGACATCTTTGAGACTTTGGAATTGGAACTTGGTACTGATTGTTACTTCTACTTTTTTGTTAGTGATGTCAAATGAAAGCAAGAATTCTGATTAAGACAATGGCTGATCTTTTAGGTGTCCAGGTTACTTTCCCCGAACCTCAGGAAGAGAGGCGAGAACCCCAAGACAAGGACTATAGACTGACTCGTCAGGTATGGTATGACGGCACCGTTCATTGGGTTATTGAGCAATTTGTATCCACTCATACTACATTGCGTATTCTTTTCCCGAACTACCCTACAATTGGCATGATACATGTCAACGGGAAGCCTCAACCCAACAATTGGATACCTCTGCCTCAGAAATTTAGCAGTGAGGAAGAAGCAATTGAATATCTGAACGAGACACTCAGAGCTGGAGAGGTTATGGAAGAGTCTCATTACTACATTGATTGAGCCTGCACATGGCAAATAAAATCAAAAGAGGGAACCACAGTTGGACGGCTGTTTGGGACTTTCTACTCGAGTTCCAAGAGTTACGGTGTTGGAAAGCTGATTTGAATAAAATGGAGACGGCCATCTCCAAACTGAAGTATGTTTCCGATGTATGCATATATCACATGTGTTGGGTGAAGTTTGATTTTGAAACCGATTCGATAGCAGTTGCGGATAAAAGGTTGTCGGAAAGGAAAGATATGATTATCAGAATCTTAAAAAGGTACAGCAAGAACGCCATCAGACAGGGACAGGGATAAGGGGAGTTCGGTAACCCGACCTTTACTTCCTGACCGAAGCCAGGTAAACTAAGGTTGTAAAGATGGTTGAAGGTTACCATGGAACCAATCAAATACCCCAGGACCTTCCACCTTCCTTGGTCTGAGTCCGTCTCTTCCGACGACAAAGTGCTCCAGTCTCTGGGCCAGTTTGAGGGCGAAGAAGTTGTTGTGACCGAAAAGATGGATGGTGAAAATACCACTATGTATCGGAATCACATTCACGCTCGCTCCCTTGATAGCAAAGGTGGAGAGGACAGAGCCTGGGTTAAGCAATTCTGGTCTTCCTTCTGTAGGGACATTCCCGAAGGGTGGCGCATCTGTGGAGAGAACCTCTGGGCCAAGCACAGTGTTGCCTACACTCAACTTCCCTCGTTCTTCCTGGGGTTCAGTGTGTGGGACGCAAATAACGAGGCTCTGAGTTGGGAAGAAACCCAAGAATGGTTCAACATTCTAGGAATTACTTCCGTTCCCACTCTCTACCAGGGCAAGTGGAACGAAAAGGCCATCCGGTCTCTGTGGAACTCCTCCGACAAGGAATCCAAAGAGGGATACGTGGTCCGTCTCGCTCGGTCTTTCCGATACGAAGAGTTTTCAACCTCAGTTGGGAAGTTCGTGCGTAAAGGCCATGTCCAGACGGACAAGCACTGGAGGTCTTCTGTTCTTGTGCCAAACTCCCTGGTTTAGTCCTACTGATTGGCTCCTCACAAGAGAGTGTACAGATGTGTGTGCACTCTCCTTGTGAATCAATGAAGACGGAATAATAAAGAATTTTGAACCTTCTGAAAACCGACACAGAACAATGAGAGCAACTTCCAACATTGAAAACCTGAAAGGACTTGTCTCAGAGATTGAAGATCTCGAAAAAGCTAAAAACCTGTTGTGGAGGCTGTTCTTTAGCGCAGACGAAGGCCGAGATATGAGTTCTAACCTAAGGAACGAGATCCTTCAATACTTTCAAATTGACGAAAACGAATGACAATCGTATACAGCACGCCTGTTCTTCAGGCAACAACTCGTACAGGAAAAGCAAAGTTCTGGCAGGGCCACGTTGTCCATGCAGATGATGGCTGGTACAACCAAACTTCGTATTGGCAACTGAAGAATGACGGCTCAACCTCTGCAGTGCAATGGAGCGACCCTTATGCTGTAGAGGCTAAGAATGTGGGTCGCTCGAATGAAACCTCTGCAGAAGAACAAGCCTACCTGGAGATTGAAAGGGACTTTAAGAGGCAAAAAGACAAAGGGTATGCAGAGGTTGGGCAAAAGTCTGAGGTCCTACCGTTGCCGATGTTAGCCCACAAGTTCTCAGATCGAGGGCACAAAATTACTTGGCCTGCCTTTGTACAACCAAAGTTAAACGGCCAACGAATGCTATTTGACGGCACAAAGGGTTGGTCGAGAGGTGGTAAAGAGATCATTCCAGAGTGCATTACTCACATTAAAGATGAGATTGGGCCATTACCTGAGGGTGTAATTCTAGACGGAGAACTCATTCTGCCGGGGAACCCTCTGCTGCAAAAGACAATGACGGCGATCAAAAAGTTTCGTCCGGAGTTGTCCCCCACTCTTGTGTACTGGGTCTACGACATTGTTGACCCTTCAAAAAGGTACTCAAAAAGGTTTGATCAACTGGGGAGAATTCTAGTTCTTGACAAAGAACATGTCAAAGTCACTCCCACGGTAAACGTAGAGAATGCCGCAGATGTGATGGCACACCACGAACATTTTGTTCGTCTCGGGTTCGAAGGTTCCATGGTTCGCTTCGACTCAGAAGGTTACGACATCGGCCACCGCAACAACCAGCTTCAGAAAGTGAAGGATTTCGTGGACAGTGAGTTTGAAGTTCTCGACATTGTGGATGGAGACGGCAGGTTCAAAGGTGCTGCGATCTTTGTTTGTCGTGCCACTGAGACAGAAACATTCACTGTCGTGCCCGAGGGGGATATGGAATACCGTAGAAGTTTGTACGAAACTCGGGATAAAATCCTTTCCGCCCGAAAATACCTGACTGTTAGATACCAAGAACTGAGTGAGGACGGGGTGCCAATCTTTCCTGTAGGGGTTTCCCTCAGGGAAACCTTGGACGGCGGTTACTGATGAGGGAAGTTGACCGCACCGAAGTTCACATCACGCACTGCTGTCAAAAGTGCGGTTGTAAATACTTTGACCCTGATTGCCCGGTTGAATTGGGCCTGGCACCTCCCGAGTTCCCTTGTGAAGATTGTGAGAGGATTAAAGAAGAGATGGAACTCCACTTTTCTACGATGAACCTCAGAGAGTTGAGGGAGACCGTCGAAATGTTGCAGAAAGAGTTTGAAAAGAGGGGAACCGAACCGTGAAAGTTCGGTTTACCCCCTTGCCTGCCACTGGAAGAACGGCTATACTTAAAAAGTAAGCAAGTGTTTCTCGTGAAAAAGGTTGCAGTTTCCAACCTAGCCGCTGGCCAAGTAGTTAATGCTGGCTTCGTGTACGATGGTAGGGATAGTGTTCACCCCAACCGATTCATTGGCTTCAAGATCGGGACTTTCTATTTCAGCCGTCTTCGTCATATGAAGGAGTTCTATAATGTAAGGACTCTGTCTGAGCTTGAATCTTTGGCTGAGCGACTTAACCTCGGTCCTGTTACAGCTGAATGGAGCTGTCCTAAAGGCCATCTCCCTTGGAGTGCATACCTTTGGGCAGGGTGCTTTCGGTCTTCACGCGCCAACCGCCTAATTCTACGTTCCTGCAAATGAACACCTCTGACTGGAAACTCATTTCCGAAACTCTCCCTGATTGTTATGACCGAAATCTTGCACTAGGGTACAAGCACCCTGATGGAAGACTCCAGTCGAACCCTGTCTTGGTCTGTGGACCTTCTTGGATCCCCAACAGCCCTCCGAGCGTAGAAGTGATGGTGTTTGTTCTATACCCAGACGGAGACTCTTTTTGGCTCAACCACAAATTTGAAGGCGGTGTAACCTTCACACCAACCTACTGGCAAGAGATTTCCCTACCCGAATCCCTCTGATTGACGAGACTGCAACCATAAGCGATAGCTACGCCGAAAAACTAAAGCGATCCTGGACTGAAGATCTTCAAAGCTTCCCTGAGTTCTATCCTTAGAGATTCACAAAACCATGAAAGAAATCACTCTCCCCACTCTCCACCTGAACGGCACTGGTGCCGCTACTCTCAAGAGGGAGTACCGCACGGTCCTGGAAGCACTGAGCAACGCCGCAGAGGCACTGGCGCAGGCCACCTGCCACCCTCGCGACTTCTACCCTCAGGGAGACGGTGCTTGGGAACGAGCACGGGCCGAGCGTGACGCTGAGTTCCAGCGCCTGGCTGAGGTAGTACAATATGTGGAGCAGTGGCTCATTCACATTCAAGATAGCGGTCGGACTTGAAGATGAGGTATTATAGCGATTACCCTACGAAGCCAATCGGCGGGGGCAACCCTTACTCCTGTTGCGCGCATTGCGAGGTTCCCACTCCCGAGATCAACGGGTCTCTCGAAAGACACCAAGATTGGTGTGAGTACCGAAAGCTGAAGCAACTGGAAGAGGAGCTTGAACTCGCAAGACTTGAGGTCGAGTGTCTTAAGTTGGACCGACAAAAGCCTGTTTACTGTGTGGCTTTAGGATGGTGCTCGGAGCAGGGCCAAGGCGAAGACTTGAGTTCTGTGAAAGTTTTCTTTGAGCGAGAGGAAGCTTTGGCATATCAAGCTCAGTTAGAAGCTGACGAAAGCTTCTGTTCGGGATACCATTATGTGGACATTGTTACAAGGTTCATTCACTGACAACTACTATGCTGTTCAAATTCACTGATATTGAAAATCAGCCCTACAACCGTAGCTACCTGGTAACAACTTGGAAGTTGTTCGGTTTCTTGCCCATTTTCATCAATAAGACCAGGGTGCGATGAAGTGTAATCAGTGTTTATCTTCTCATTCCAACGGTGGCGATCCCACTGGAACGAACGGAAGTCTGACGCCCCTGCCCACATCCTCCGTAGCATTGCTCAACTGACCCTCTGATATGAAAAACACCCCCCTGTCTGAGTTTAACTTCAAACTCTTCAACTACGAAGTGGTGTTTGAGTACAAAGACACAAGTTTATTTAGGAGGTTGCTGGGTGGCAAGAAAGAACACCTTGTATACTACATACGCCAAGTGCCGAAACGCAGTGTCACGGGTATCCCCACTGCTAACGTTGGTGAAGTTGTGCTAGCTTTTGGATCAGGTGAATTCTGTTTCAGGCACAATGAAGACCTCCTCTCCTTCGAAAATAAGGTGACATGGGACAACTCAACAGACCCTGAACAGCTGATTACAAGAGCCTATCTGAAGCTCAAACCATCACAGGATAACGTTACATTCTCAACAACTTACCTTGAAAAAGGTATCTAATCCAACAACATGGACAAAACTATGAACCCAGAAGCAGACCTGACGCTCAAGGTAGAACTTAAAACTGAGCTGATTGAGCAAATCCTTTACAATTATGTGAAGGAGCGATTTCCGGAGATTCCCGCTGGTTACGCACCAGGAAAAGTACGCTTTGTAATCAACCATTCTCCTACGGACATGAGGGGTGAACTCATGGGATCTCATACCCTGGGCAAAGCCATTGTGGAGATTACCCACGAGGTTAAGCCGTCCAAAACTTGGGAGAACTATGACCGTTGACCCAACCTCTGTGACAACAGAAAGAATCACAGCGGAACAAGCAAGAGAAGCTTCGGATTTGGCGTTGGAGAGTCTTACCCAGCGAGCCATTGAAGACATTTACAAGGCGATTACTTATGCTGCCAAGGAGGGAAGTAAACGCTTAGAATATAACTTAACCGCTAGGGGTTTTACGAGAGTGCCAAAAGAGGCTCTTACGCGAGAATTTGCCTCAAACGGTTACTCCGTTAAATTTGATGAATACTACAATTGTTTCAACAAGTACTCTCGCTTTATCCTGCTAAAATGGGACTGAGTCCCTGGCAACCCGTATAGCAAAATGACCTACGCCGACACTCTAGGAGACACCCTGAAGCAACAAGAGCAGCTTGAAGCTGGGAGACGGGCGGACCCTTTTCTCCCTCTGATGGCTCGCATCGACGGTAAATGCTTTAGCAAATTCACCAAGGGATTGAAACGACCGTTTGACGAGCGTTTTGTGCGCTTGATGGTGGCAACTACCAAACACCTTGTTGGAGAGAGCGAAGCTCTGCTTGGCTACTGCCAATCCGACGAGATCACCCTATATTGGAACCTTGACAAAGAGCAGTATTCAAACAGAGAGTACTGGTTTGGTGGCAAATTCCAGAAATTGACCTCTGTGTTGGCTTCCACAGCGAGCTCTTTTTTCGCAAGCAACCTTCCGAAGTACTTGCCAGAAAAAATGGGTCAATACCCAGTGTTCGACTGCCGTGTCTGGAACGTCCCGGATTTGGAGCACGTTTACAAAAACTTTCTTTGGAGGTTGAACGACGCCACCAAAAACTCGGTGTCCATGATGGCTCACCACCATTTCTCTCACAGGTTCCTTCAAGGTAAAACTTGCGACGAGATGAAAGGTTTGCTCCAAGAAATCGGAGAACCTTGGGATCAACTTCCGAGATTCTTCACCCATGGAACCTATGTGCGTCGTCAAAAGGTGGTGTTTGAACCCGATAATCCTTGGATCACTCTGAGGGAAATTCCGGAAAAACACAGGCCAACGCAGCCCATCGTTCGAACGGTGGTGGCAGAGTGGGAGCCCCCAGGTCGAATCTCTTATGATTGGTTTGTCTCGGGACTGGAGTGAAGGGAAGTTGAGAATCAGGTACTAAACGGGTAAGAATGTAAGTGAAACCAAAAAGCAGGAGTTTCTACCGGGCGTATGGGCCACCCTGCCGTCCGGCAGACTGTTTTGCTGAATTCTTCAAAGAAGCACCATTGCGAGTGTAATTCAGCGGTAGAATGTTAACTTCCCAAGCTAATCGTCGTCGGTTCGAATCCGATCACTCGCTCTTTAGCCTATTTGCCTCGGAAAGATTCGGTTAACCGAACCGAACTGTTCGGTTCCCACCCTTGTCCACCGATGGCAAAAGCGCTATAGTATTATCATGGAAACAATCAAAGCCTACGTGTTTGGCATCACCGTCTCCTTCGCCCTCTTGGGTCTGATTATCGGTCCGATCCTTTACATGAAATACAGCCTCAACCCCAAAATTGAGATGGCCTGTAGGCAAGCTGGAGGAACCGTTCTGGTTCGCCCTGGTGATGTTAGCTACTGCCTGAAATGAAACAGGGGGTAACCCCCCTTAAGATTGCCTCAGTAACTCAGCGGACTAGAGTAACTCCCTTCTAAGGAGTGAGTCGTAGGTTCGAATCCTACCTGGGGCGTTGCACGATTAGAGCCAGAATGAGAGCAATAAATCCCTCAACAATGGTCCATCGGAGGTACTTCGATCAGATAGGTAGCTGCGGGACGAACCAAGTATTTTTGGAATACATGGAACAGATCATGAATCTTTCTCCCGGGAAAGAACGCAGAAATCTGTTCAAACAGCTCTACCAAGAAATACCTTCTCTGGAGTTGTATGTAAACATTGAGGGCTCACTTCATACGAAGTATGACTCTGACCTTCAGAGGTTGCTCAAACAGGGTTTCCTGAAAAGAGCCAAAAGGAATTTAACCAGTTGTTGTGGGGGGACTAACGGCACTGCTACAGTATTAGTGAAAGCATGAAACTGACACCGGAACAACTCACAGAGGGCAACTTTCAAGGTTTTCTGGACGAAAATCGACAGTATGTCTTCATCTTTGAGGACGAAGACCGCACATACCCGCAATACTTTGCGGTGGCTAAGTTGCTAACGTCCTCAACTCGAAGTGTAGGAAGATTTGCCAGACAATACGGCTAATAGGCTTAATCAGGAAGATTTGCTCCTTTGGATCCTCAGAAAACTATGAAACAAACATTTTGGGTTAAAAACGAACACTTCGATGTTGTCAAAAGTCTAGTGAGACAGCACAAGTCTCTTAGATTCATTCAAGATCCCCTTCAAGTTGGAAACGCGACTGAGTTCTGCTTGCAGGGTGATGTCGAGGATTTCAACTCCTTGGACAGATTGTACGAAGACTTGGTCGATTCTGAAGGAAGAAAAACGAGAGCAAAGTTTCTTGGAATGCTTCTGGGCCGTATTTGGTCGACTACAGTTGAGGTGTCAACCTCGAAGGAAAACTCGAAATCAACGAACTCAGGTCCCGCTCAATAGGGCGGTTACCCGAACTTTACTTCCTTGAGGAAACCGGCTATAGTAAAAGGGTGGTTGGTTGAGAGCTTCGCTCCTTCTGGCTTCCGCTCCTCCGGGAGGAACCTTGAAAACTGAAGAGGAACCTTGATGGAAAGATGTCCAGCGAATCGGCGGAGGTCTGAGAAGAGGTAGAATAAACGCTACCATTCGATGAAGACTAAGCTAGGCTAAAACTTAGCACCGGTGCCCAGGCAGGGTTTTAAGCTGACGTTGTCTCCTCTTCTGTTTCGGTTCGGTTACCCGAACTTTACTTCCTTGAGGAAACCGGCTATAGTAAAAGGGTGGTTGGTTGAGAGCTTCGCTCTCTCCCGTCGCTGCGAAAGCAACCTTGAAAACTTAATAGACGTTTCCAACGACTTTGGTGCCTGGATATGCGGTCCAGGGTAAATCGCATGGCATGAACTGAGCCAAAGTTTAATTCTTCAACTGTTGAGGGTGGTCCGGTTAGTGTGCAACTTCCGAGTCACCAGTCAAGAGATTCTCTAGTGTGAATCTTGGCACTCAATCTTTGGAGAAACGGGTATACTTATATAAAGTATACTCCCACATTCGGATGACTTCCGAATAGAATGGTGGATAACCTGCTGGAGGTAGGTCCGTCTCTGAGGCTCGTTCACAGCCAGTAGTGACTCTATTGTCCGTGAATGTTAATTAAAGAGATAGCGAACTCGTCACTCGCAAAAGGATTCTTTAGTTCGACTCTAAGTTCGCCACAAGAGAACCCTGTTTACCACTTTCGGGTTACAAAGTGGGGGCTTGCGGCCAGGCCCAGAGTTCCTCAGGAACAGGTCACAAGCGGGTGTGGTGTTTAACGGTAACATCCCAGTCTTCCAAACTGAAGTTGAGGGTTCAAATCCCTTCATCCGCTCTTTCACCTCAAGGTGAATAAGTTGGTCCGGTTAAATGGTGAATGCACCATGTTCCAGCCAACTAACTAAGAGTTAAACATTGCGATGAGTAGATGGAAACCGAGCCACAGGAGACTCTGTGGTCTTTTCGGATGAAACAAAACGGGGAAACACGCAGGTCCCGCCTGCAAATCCGGAACTAACGATAAGCAAAGTCGGTCCAGTAGGGGTTGCAATGGGTGAGCTTTGAGCAGAAGTACTAGGGTCACGCTGGGTAATGCCAAGTACACCGAAACAATATGTCACGTAAGTCTTGCCAAACTCTTATCAAAGGTTGCTAAATGAAAGTGCTTATCGAGGGCCTTATCACCAGAAATAAGGAAGTACCTAAGCATTCCATCTTTTTCAACCACGGGTATTTCTGGCAACTGCCTGCAAGCTTCAGGGCTTCGGCCCTGTTGTTATGCTCCGTTAGGCGAGCGGTCTAAGCCGTCACCCTTTCAAGGTGAAGATCGCGGGTTCGAATCCCGCACGGAGTATCCCCTTTGGGGCAAAGAGGGAAAGATCACGGTTCGAATCCGGATCCTGCATTAATTGAGCCCGTCAGGGGCATTCCTAGCCATGGTTGCGGGGTAGTTTAAGTGGCCTAAAAACGTTCCCTCTCGGTTATCACTGTCGAAGCAGTGTAAGGAACTTTGCTTACGCAAAGCGCCCGCATCTAAACATGTTGGTGAACTTCGCTAAGGGTTCGAGTCCCTAGGGTTTCCTTAGTTGCCGGCAATCCAGGACTTTCAACAGGGGTCGGGGCTGAGTAAATCCCTTTCTCGTTAGAGAGAGCGACACGTAGCTCATTGGTAGAGCTGGGGCGTAACAGTCAGCGGTAGCAGGTTCGATTCCTGCCGTGTCAATTTGCCCCAAGATTAACTCCACCGGCTAACCCTGGCACGATTTAATCGCAAGGCAACAAAAGTTGAGGTGGATTGGGTGTCACTCCGTGCACGGAGATGGCAGGTTCGATTCCTGCTCCCTCTATTTCTTTGGGGCTATCCCTGAAGGGACCGTAGCAGTTGGAAAAGACTGCAATACAGGTGCAATCCCTGAGGCGACTCGTCTGCGAATGCGAGAAGCTGCTCCTAACGAGAAACGCGCAGGTTTCAAGAAAGGAGTCAGAGAGGAGGTGATCCGGAGATCACCCTGGTGGAAAAACCCCAGGCCTGTTGGGTTCGACTCCCAAACTCTCTATGACTCAAAGTGTTATGGCTGCATGTTCTTTGGGTGAAAACAGTAAGATAGAACGAAGGCCAAGTTCCGTACCTGTGAGTAGTTTTGGGCAGAGAGGTCGAGGTTCGAATCCTCGTGAGTCAATTTGGGAAGTAGGCAAACGGCAAAGCCCATCGCAGAGTACTCAATTGCAGGTTCGAATCCTGCCTTCCCAATTTCCACACTTGTTACGCCGATTTTCAGGGGCAGATGGTTCGGTAACCCGACCTTGCCTAGCCCTTGAGGAAGGGCTAAGATAGAGGTATGGAAAATAAGAAGCCCAACCTGTCCTCGCTCCAAACCTCGGAGCTTGTTACCATGGGTAACTCTCTCACCGATGGCAAAAACACCATGCCTGAGTCTGAGCGAGGCCAATTGCTTGATCGCGTGATCAAAGAGTTGGAGGGTCGCAAAGACTATCGCACCTGGAGTTGGGAATGGTGGATGTTTGATTGACAAGATCGCGTGTGTGGGGGAACGGTAGACCCGCTAGCTTGAGGAGCTAGTTCTGGTTAAGCAGAGTGCGAGTTCGAATCTCGCCACACGCATACCTTCATAACCGTAGGTGAAAAGTTTCATTGTCCAATAATGGGGTGCCTTGGTGGCACTTTGCTTCAAAACCTTCAAAAGGCAGGGCAAATTGGTGGGTTCGATTCCCATGCATTCCACTTCTTTGAAGAGGTTCGGTTTCCCCTACTTGCTTCCCAGGGTAAAAAGACCTATGATTATAGTATGAAAGTCACTGAAATGCTCAGCCCTCGCGAAGAAGCTGAAATCGGCGTCATTGTTGCCACTCGGCTCATGCTCCTACTTTATGGGCGAGAGCTGGCTCCTTCTGAGATTCAATCAACTCTGCGTGAAGTTGTTGAAGAAGCAGGGATCACTCACAGCGACGAGTATCTTGCGGAGCTTACTGTGCATCGTATCCTCCACGATACTGCCGGGATCTATTGAAACCTTGTCCTTGACAAGACATTAAACTGTCCCATAACAAATGGCCGTCTGGTGGAACGGTAGACACAGCGCACTTAAAATGCGCCAGCTGGAAAGCTATGGGGGTTCGAGTCCCCCGACGGCCACTCAAAGATAACCTTCGCCCCTTCGCTGGGGCTTTTTTGTACACGAGCCTCTAAGGCTCCCTAGAGCCCCTGGGAGGACCCTGGCCCCCAAACCTCGGCCCTCGGCCCACTAGCCCTGGTGAGGGGCTTGCAGGGCCGCAGGGAGAGGGTAAAGTCTTGCATTGCGTGAATGTCCTCAATGAGAAAAAGATGTGATAAGGGGAAGTCGTGTGGCTCTTCCTGCATACAAAGCTCCAAAGCTTGCACAGCGACTTTGTCTCCGAGAGTCTCTTCCACTGTGAGAAAAGTTCAGGAGAAACTCGGAGTTGTTGCTCTGTTCAAGAGAGTCAAAGAGCGGGGAGTTCGCGGGGATAGAGCTATTTTCGAAAGGTTGAGAGCTCAACTCAAGAAAGAACTGGGCCATAACATTATAAGTCAGGAAGACATTGCAGAGCTGAAAAGCAGATTAGTCAAAGCAGGTTTGCTATCACCTTCTTTACCAACGGAAGATGTTAAAGAGTGGGACTGGCTTAAGGCCGGAGATTACGACAAAAAGATAGAAAAGAAGCCAATGAAGAGAATTGGCTCCGAGAGTTATAACGGCTGGGCAGACAGTAGTAAACCAACTGCAGAAGAAGCCGGTCTCGGGTCCTTCGCTTCGGTCATCTCAAACCCGAACGGAGAGTATGTGAAGAGGGGGGTGGTGACTGAGAATGAGGTGAGGATACTTGAGAAAGTAGGTCGAAAGGACCTGGGGCCAGGTTTGATAGCAGCTGATTTAGACGGCAAAATTAAAACTGAGGGACATGAAGATCTCGAGAGTGTCAAACACCTAGGCCTGAGGCAGGGTAGGATAGCAATGACTCGGGTCCCTGGAAAAGATTTGGATCTTCTAGGAAGCTTACCAGAGGATCAAATTGCAGGGAAGAAAGCCGCCGATGTGTACTGGCAAGCCATGGCCGAACTACACCGCCTAGGAATCGCTCACAATGATGCTCACCCTGGCAACTTAAAGATTGGCGACAAGACTGGAAAAGGCAGATGGGTTGACTTTGGACTCTCTCAAGACAACCCGAAAGCTGCTCTTGCAGAGGCTTTGGGCTCCCTGGAAATCCCAAAGAGCTTGAAAAATGCCAACCCCTGGAAGCATGTGCCCGATGATGCGTCTGGTCATATTACGGCGGGAAATTGGCAAAGTCTTGATTGGCATGTTACAGGGTTAGTCTCTTCCTTGAGACTTTTGCGTGATGGCAAGGAGAAAGAACTTGGAAATGAGTTCCCTGCTCTCGGCAGGATGTATAAAAACTTGAATTCAGTTGTGAACACTCTCCGAAAAAAGTATAACATGGAACCCGAAGAAGTGGTTGCTATGATGGTTCACGGCATACGTTCTCCCATTGAGACCTATGAGCAAGGGCCATGGAAGAAGTTGAGTGATGATGACGCCCAAGGGTTGATTAATGCATTGTACAAAGGTGTGTGAGAGGGGGGGTTCGGCTATCCGCTCTTTACTCCTCTTTCATAGATCTATAATAGAGTCATGCAAATGAACTTCTATTCACCCTTTTCTGGCGTCCCCTACCAAGTGGTTGAGGACCAAAAATGGTACATTGATTATGACAAGATGGGGAATATGCTCCGTCGTCAATACAAACGATTTGACTTTTACTTTGGAGGCGAAAAGATTGCCTCTTCTCTCTCCTTAGAAAAAGAGGCTGTTAGGCAAGCTCTGAGAAACTATGAAAAAAATTGCAAGTCTGCTTAAGTACCTCAGGTACTACCTGAGTTCTCTGGTCCGATTGTACCCCACTTCGAAAGAATACACTCGCTTTGTGAATTGGCTGATAGACAACGCTACCATCTCAGCGATAGATGAGTACGTTGCTATTTTCAGCTGTGAAAAATACCCGATAGTTCCCCTGTGGGTCAATAATTATCCTTATGCGTACGGCACAATCTATTCCGCACATAGAAATCAAGGAGGCCTCTACGAGTTTTTCAAGCACTGGCAGGAGGAAGAAGGGCAGCTGGTTCAAAGAGTGTGTGAGGAGTCTTCTTTGGTCAAAAGTGTATTCCAAGACCTGCACCTGATGAATAGCATTCGATCATTGCCTCTCAAAACCATGCCAGATAGAAGGACAGTGTACCGTTTGCACCAGTTTATCGAAAAAGCCAAACTGTCCCAATGAAAAGACTGATTGCTTTGTACTCTAGTTGTCCTGGTAGTGGGAAAAGCGAGGTGGCCCTCATTATCAACAAGTTGTTGTTGAAGACAAAGACCTACTCCTTCGCAGCTCCTTTGAAGGCCATGGTTTGTGAGCTTCTTGTAAGTTTCGGCTATACTGAGGAAGAAGCAAGCTCCTACGTTTTCTCTCTCAAAGGAGAACCTCTCAAAAAAATTCCAGGAGAGCCTACAAGTAGATACCTTCATCAGACCCTTGGAACAGACTGGGGAAGAAATATGATTCACAGCAACTTGTGGACTGAGGCATGTTTACAAGGGATTAGGAGAGACATTGATACTTACCATTGTGTGTGCGATGATCTCAGATTTCCGGGAGAATACGAGTCTCTATCAACTGTGCCAACGGTGGAATTTTGGAAGGTGGAGAGACCAGAGATCAAGAGAAACTTCCTCTCGCTGCCTTCGACCGTTACTAAGCACCCCTCAGAGTATCTCTTAGAGGGCCACCATTTTGACAAAGTGATTATGAACGATGGTGACATTAAAGACCTTGAAAAAAAGGTACTTTTGGCCCTTCAAGCTGCAAACTACTGAAGGGATAGAGGGCAGAGTCAGGTTCGGTAACCCGACCTTTACTTCTCCCCCTCAACGGGGTACACTTATAATGTAAACGTGTTCCAGTAGCCAAGCGGTCTAAGGCGGGAGCCTGCAAAGCTCCTATTCGTCGGTTCGAATCCGACCTGGAACTTTCCATAACAGTAAACAACTACCTTCCTTCACAGTTCAAATTGCAACCTCTAAACACCATGAACAAAGGAGAAATGTTGAGCAAGATGCTTGTCCTTGCCACAAATTCCCACGAAGGGCAATATGACAAAGGCGGTAATCCTTACATTCTCCATCCCCTTAAAGTAATGCATTACTTGAGGGGAGAAAAGGATGAAGAGCTTCAGTGTATCGCCTTGGGTCACGATTTGGTTGAGGACACGAGTGTAACCTTCTCCGATCTCCGTGAGATGGGCTTTTCTGACAGAGTTGTGGAAGGCATTCGCTCTCTCACTAAACAGCGAGGGGAAAGCTACGAAGAGTACAAACTTCGGGTCTTCTCAAACGAGGATGCAATGAGGGTTAAACTTGCCGACCTGCGCCATAACACTGATATTCGAAGACTCAAAGGTATCTCCGAGAAAGACATGGCTCGGATGGCCAAGTATTACAAGTTCTACCTGGAAATCCAAGCAAGACTCTCTGACCTCAACAAGTGAGGGAAGTTCGGTAACCCGACCTTTACTTTCCTCCCAAAGCCCTCTATAGTATAAGGGTGGTTTCAAGCCCTGGTAGCTCAGCTGGATAGAGCGCCTCTTTCCTAAAGAGGTTGTCACAGGTTCGAGTCCTGTTCAGGGTGCTTCAAAGATTGGTTGTCATGGAAGGAATTCTCTGGTTGTCTGTAAATTCGAATCTGACGGTTCAACCACGCTTTGCCACTCGTCCAAACCACCTTCACGTAACCCTGCAATATGGGGTTCAAATGACCGATGACATTCAGAGTTTGCTTGGAAGAGAAGTTCAGGCTCTCCTGCTGAGTGATTGTTGGAATGAACAAATCCAGGCGGTCACTGTGAAGCTGCCTTCGGATGTAAAGGCTCTTTGCAAGAATCGGTATCCTCACATTACAGTGTCTATGGTTGAAGGTGTCAAGCCTGTGGCATCGAATGAGATGTTGTCTTCCTCTCACAATCACCTCCCAGTTGTCAAGCCTGTCTCTCTTGTATTCGACTTTTTCCGGTTTTCCTGAGCACACTACAATGGTTAGCACGAAAGACAACACTCGCTCCAGCCAGCTCCCGAAGCGTCCGAATTTCAATGAGCGTGATTACCTCAAGCACATCCAGTCGGAAGTTTTCATCGATCGTTTCTACGGCAAAGGAGAATGAGGGACATGTAGATACATGAAGCTTATCCCCATAAGCAACAAAGCTAAGAAAATCTTCAAAGAGAAGATGGAGGGCTCGCCCAAGGTGGAAGCTCTAAGATTTGAGAGAGGCAAATATCTGCTTCTCTCAGAGAACCGAAAGTTATGCATTTGGCATGACCCAAAAGACATCCGAAACTGGCACTTTTGCCTCTAAACAACCCAAACACATGAAAAATCCTACTTACTTCACAATCCGCTCTCAAGGTGTTTCCCAGAAACGATCGTTCTCTACAGAGGCTGAGGCTCTTTCAGAGGCTGAGGCTCTTTGCATGAAAAACGGCCGAGAGGTTGCTGTTGTAATGCACGAGGGAGATACCTCTCGTCTCGTGAAGAAAGTCTTCAGTAAAGGACGATGAGCCCTAAGTTTCTCAGAGTCCTATATGCGATGAGCAACGGAGCACCTGTCTCTCTTGACGAAGAGACTTATGCCCTGTGTCACCAGAGGGAATCCGACGCAATGGCATTGGCCTTCCAAACGAGTGACAAAGAAGGGAATAAATTGTGGATCGAAGCGTGTCATTGGGGCCTCAATGACTTTATAGAATTCTGCGAAACTCTCTCGGAAGACGACATTGCTGCAATGGGTGCTTCTTCTCCCTCAATAGTGATGTTGGATAGTCCTACCGAATGACTCAAAACTAGGTGTAGTTTGGGAAGATGACATCTCGGACAGGGGTTCGATTCCCCTCACTTCCATTACAAGGGGGTGCCAAGGTTTCGACGAGGTGGAGATTTCACTCAAGTGAAAGCTGCTTGCACAAGCACAAAATAGACGCTAACAAAATCGTCAAGTTCGAGAGGGCTGTTGTGGCTGTTTGAGCCACGCACTCCGACTCTGTTTGAGGGAGGCTAAGGTCTCCCTCTTTCCAAATTTAGGAAGTTTTGCCATGAGGATAGTATCTAAGTTCAGGGATTACTATGACTATGTGGAGTTTCTCTACAGCAAAGAGGGTGGGGATGAATCCAACAGATACGAGAGAGATAAGTGTTTTGTGGATCAACCTCTTACCGAGTCTACATATCCCACAAATAACTCATTGATAGTTGAGGTCCAAAATCATGGTTTCCCTTTGCCCCGTTTTAATTCCCTCACCTCCTACAACGGCAGTAACCTATTAAGTTGGAAACAGTTCCCTTGGAGGTTCAGATGGTTGTCAGTCTGTGGTTGTTTATATCTACTGGTAAAAGAAGTGCCCCTTGGGCATCCGTTTGAACACATTTCTGACCCTACCCACTCCTTCCATGTGATACCAAGAGACCATCCCTCTTGGGATTACATCAGGCCAGGTTTTTCATGGAACCTGCCTCTTTTAAACAAGAATAAACTCTCTTACGAAGAAGTCGTTAATAGAGAGGTGAAAACTCTGGTTGACGTGTCAAAGAGGATCCAAAAACCAGTCTTTGTTATCAGAGAGTCTGGTTCATCAAGGTTGTTAATTGAGGTTGAAACGCCTTGCCTAAGGGAACTGGGCATCCAAAAGATCGTAAAAGCTGAGCAGATGTACCAAAGAATTTCGATGTTTATGAACACTCTGAAGGACAACCCCGACAGTTCCCCTCCGATCCAAGTGGAAGAGGGGCAAAGGTTTTCTCAGAAAGGATTTGACTCGAAGCTTTCATTCCGGGGCACTCACGGTAGGAGGTAGAGACGATCCTGTGACCGTACAGTTCGGTTAACCACCCTTTCCTTAACAAGCTGCATAGGCTATAGTAGAGTTGTTGCGATGCACCTATGCCTCTGTCAGTTTTAGTGCCTGTCTCAATTCTTTTGGGATTTCTGTCCATGGGTCAATTTGAGACCCAATCAGAGAAAACCTGCACTCTTTATGCACCAAGCGCAACAGCTTGCCAAAGATTTTGAGGACTAATGCTCTATTTCTACGCAGTTTCTCGTAGGGACCTTCCCTCCCACCAACAAGCTATTCAAAGTGCCCACGCTCAGCATGAATATCTTCAGGCATACCCTTCCATGCTGTCTATCACGGGTACTCCTTTTGTCTGGCTGACTGTTGAAGACAAGGAAGAGTTGATTCATCTTATCAAATTCCTGGAAACTTCCAGAATCCCCGTAGCTTCTTTCACAGACCCGGACTATAACGGGTACGACCCCAGTGCCATTTCGTTCATGGTTTTCGAGAAAGAACGGTATCTGATTTCGGATTTGCCGCTTTGGGTTGCTAAGGATGATCGGAAAAAGGATCCGTTCTCCAATCTGCTCCGGCTAATCAGATCGTTTACTAAACCTTTACGGAGCTAAAATATGAATGTCTCAGACTGTCAAAGTCACTTTTTATGAGAAAGTTCCTTGTAATCAAGGGGAGACTCGGAGCCTGATATTGCGCTCTTAAACTTTTGTGCCGTGGAGAAATGCACCTTGAAACAGGTGAGTGACCGTTCTCTATACGGATGTAGATTTCTAACTTTTCTAATGCGTGTTGCCCTCACTACACTTGCAGCTCTTTCTTTGTCCGGAACTGCAGTTCAAGCTTCCCAGCTGATCACACAGACTGAGGAGCTTAGCGCGGAAACTGAAGTTTCCATCTTAAACAAAGCTCCGGAACCCAAAGAACCACGCTTCATTTGCAAAGGTTGCAATGAAAACGAGTCACTAGCACTCGAGTACTTCCAAAATGTTGGCATCAAAGACAAAAACGCTCTTGCCGTCATCCTTGGAAACATCCGCCAAGAGTCCACCTTCATTTCAAACATCTGTGAAGGCGGTCTCCGCACTTCTTACCACAGGTGCCGCGCAGGCGGCTTTGGTTTGATCCAATTCACTTCCTCTGACCGATACTACGGTCTAGGCCAATTTGCAAGGCAGGTTGGAGGAGATCCCTCTACTACCTTAACCCAACTCCAGTACATGACGACTGAGCCCCAGTGGAGACTCATTGAAAATAGGATGAAAGCCACTGGTAAAACAGTTGAAAATTACATGAGATACGCCTACAGCTGGATTGGGTGGGGCATTCACGGGGCTCGAACCTCTTACGCCTACAGCTACCTGCAAAAGCTGGTGCCAGATACCAATTCGTGAAACCATGATTCGAAACGTTCTGGCAATCACCCTTTCTCTGTTTCCAATGTGCGCCCACGCTTCCTGTGGGCAAGCAAGCTGGTATGGCCCAGGGTTGTATGGCAACCTGACGGCCAGCGGAGAAACTTTCAGACCCAACACCTTGACTGCTGCACACACCAGTCTTCCGTTGGGGACAACTGTCAAAGTTGTCAACACTGTCAACGGCAGGTCCGTTGACGTCCGCATCAATGACCGAGGGCCATACCACGGTGGCAGACTGATTGACCTTAGTCAGGCAGCTGCGCAAAGGATTGGCATCATTTCCTCGGGAGTCGGCCATGTGTGCATACGTTCTCTCTGACACAACACCCTTAAACCAAATGGACATCGAAGACAAGCAAACCATCGCAGAACAAATCAAAGTATCTTCGTTCTTTGTTGTTGCTGCTCTTTCTCCGAGTTTTCTGATTTCTCTGATCTGCGTGCTGCTTTACTTGGTAACAGCGTTCCCTGAGATCAAGAAACCATTGACTGCCTTTCTCACTGACTTGCTCAGTGGACTTCGAACCAACAACGTTGCAACCACCTCGAAAGACAAATGAGTTCCGTACTCTCCCTTGAGTTGATCTTCGCCTTGGTAATGTACTTCGCAGGAGCCATTTCCGGCTTCTGGTTGTCCTCCAAGTTCCGAAAGAGCTAGCAAATAAGGGTCGGGAAACCGACCTTTACTTGCCTGCCTCTTCCCGCTAATATAGAACTATAGCACCGCGACCAACACAGATGCCCATAAGCCTCCACGGGAAACTCAAAAGAGACCCTTCTGAGAGTGTGTCCATTCCCTATGACAGATTCAACTTCTCTGCTGGAGAAGTGCATGTCAGGCTCCCCTCCGTTGAGGAGTACGGAGAGTTTACAGTTAAGATTTTGTACCCTGACAGTGAAGAAATCATTGAATCTCTTCTCCTTATAGATGCTATAAAGAGGTCTTCCGATGCTTCTTTGAGGGTAGTTATTCCTTACCTCCCTTATTCTAGGCAGGATAGGGCATGCTTCCAGGGAGAGTCCCTTTCCCTGAAGGTCTTTTTCGATACGCTGAAGAGCAATCTTAATGATAGAGACGAGATTATTACTTGGGACGTACACAACCCAGGGTCTAATGTGTTTCGCCGCAAAGGTTCAGGAGAACCAGAGTTTGTCAATATTGAAGTTGACAACTTGATTGAGTCCTTCAAGGGCGAAAAAGGATTCCCTTCCGGCGAAAACACCCTTATCATACCCCCCGATGAAGGGGCTATTGACAGGGCCGAGAAAGCTGCTCTGGGTTTTGGGTTGCAGGTGGAAGTGCTTGGTAAGAAAATTCGAGACCCCGGTGATGGAAAAATTACTGGTACTGCACTTGTCAATAGATTTAATACGAGACTCTCCCACGAGAATTCTCCCGCATCTATCAAGGGAAAAGACATTCTCATAGTAGACGACATTTGTGATGGGGGTCGCACTTTTATAGAACTTGCGAAGGAAATCTGGAAATACCTTGAGCCTTCTTCGGTAAGTCTCTACGTCACTCATGGAATCTTCTCTAAAGGTTTAGATGTCTTCCTGGAAGACGACCGCTTGCTCATTGAGCGAATCTACACAGCCAATTTGTTCCCTGGCGTCGAGCTGCCAGTAGAAGGCAACCCCTTTGTTCCTGCTGTATACACCCTCAAATGAAACTATTTGCTCCTTCCGCCACCGATTTTTACAAGACTGGCCATTACCGACAGTACCCCGAAGGTACTAGGTATGTATTCTCCAATATGACGCCAAGGTCTTTGAACCATGCCAATGGTATTGCATCCGATGGAAAAGTTGTAGTGGCTGGAATCCAAGGAGAGCTTACCTGGTTCTTGAGAGACCTTTGGAATGACACTTTCTTCAGGCAACCCAAAAAACAAGTGCTTGATAAGTACAAGCGTAGGATGGATACATCCCTAGGAGAAGGTGTGGTAGGAATTGATCACTTGGCCGAACTCCACGATCTCGGATATATTCCACTCCATATCAAAGCTCTGCCAGAGGGCAGCAGGGTGGATATCAAAGTACCCTTTCTTACTTCTGTCAATACGCATCCTGACTTCCACTGGGTAACCAACTACGTAGAGTCCGCTCTCTCCTCAAACATCTGGAAGTCTGTCAACATCGCTACAATTGCCTACGAATACCGCAAGCTGCTCGATTCCTACGCTGAGGAAACTTGCTCTGACAAAAGTTTCGTAGACTATCAAGCCCATGACTTTTCGTTTAGGGGAGTCGGGGGTGTTCACGATTCCGCTTCTCACTCTATCGGCCACCTGTTTTCGTTCACCGGAACAGATACAATTCTTTCCATCGACTTCCTCGAAGACTACTACGACACAGGGGGAGACTACATCGGAGGGGGAGTTCCAGCCACAGAGCACAGTGTGATGTCTGCCGGCGGTAAAGATACCGAGCTTGAAACCTACACCAGGCTTATTACCGAGCTCTATCCCTCGGGAATTATCAGCATTGTCAGCGACACTTGGAATTACTGGAATGTTCTTACCAACATTGCACCCACCCTCAAGGAACAAATTCTGAGTAGGCAACCCAATAGTTCAGGTTTCGCCAAAGTTGTTTTCAGGCCTGATAGTGGTGACCCTCTTAAGATCATTTGCGGAGACCCTGAAGCAGATCCAAACAGCCCAGCATACTTGGGTTCTCTCGAACTTCTCTGGAACACCTTTGGTGGCTCAGTGAATGAGAAAGGCTTCCGAGAGTTGAACCCGAGAATCGGTCTCATTTACGGCGATTCCATTACTCTTGCCAGGGCACGGTCCATCCTCGAAACCATGAGAAAGCAAGGTTGGGCCAGTAGTAACATTCTCCTCGGAGTCGGTTCTTACACCTACCAGTACCACACACGAGACACCCTTGGAATCGGATTCAAAACAACCTGGGTAGACATCAATGGAACTGGGGTAGAAGTGATGAAAGACCCTGTGACTGACAGTGGAGTGAAAAAATCCGCTAAGGGTCTTCTTCGGGTCGAAAAAGACTCTCAGGGAAATTTCTATCTCCTGCAGAGCCAAACACCTGAACAAGAAGAACTGGGATGCCTAAGAACTGTTTTCAAGGACTCAGTGATTTATGGAAGGGAAACCAACAGCCTGAAAAACATCAAACAACGTCTACTCAATTGAACAGCCTCGTGCGATGAGGAATTACGCTGATAGTTATGGACTACAACAAAGTTGCATACCTGAAAACCATCTTGGTGCTTAACGCCTCATACGAACCCCTCAACCACACTTCTTGGAAAAGAGCCAGGATTCTTGTCCTTAAAAACAAGGCTCACGTGGTTTCAAGTCGTACGATCAGGCTTAAAAAGTACGTAAGAGTGCCCCATTCAAAGATGGCTGCGGGCAACCCTTCAAGGACTCTGATTCTCAAAAGAGACGAACACACCTGTCAGTACTGCGGATACAAAGGTCCCAACTTAACGATCGACCACGTGTTGCCAAAGTCAAAAGGTGGTCAAGACACTTGGCTGAATCTCGTCACTAGCTGTCTGGACTGTAACAATTGCAAAGATAACCGCACACCAGAAGAGTGGGCTGAGGCTCTGAGGAAGGTCTTCGACAAGGAAACCACCAACGTGTCTGTTCTTCCCTTCAGTTGGGACAGCTACCAAATCGGTATGCTTGAAAGCCGAATCAGGGCACGTGGCACCACCTTGGCAGAAAAGCCTAAAGCTCCATACAACAAAATCTCCGTATCTATCGGATCCTCCGAGGTCGAGGAATGGAAAGAGTACTTGTATGTGTGAAAGATGCCATTGTGCATCTCATGGGTAACACCCTCTTTGCCTCTTTGCTCGGAAGCGCACTGATTCTGGTTCCTGTGGTTGGAATCTCTTTAGTTCATAGGGGGACACACAAGATGTGATCCCCATACCCCCTGCCTTTCTTTCTCAAACCAATCTTTCAAATCTATCAACATGGCTATTTTCAAAGGAACTCTTGGTGCTGACACCTTTGCTTCTACTTCTGCCTACGACGTGTTTTACGTTAATAACGTTGGTGACACGATCACGGGACTCGTTCCCGGAAGCTACAGTGACGAAGTAGTTTCCACTCTCTCAGATTACACTCTACAGGAGGGAATTAGCACTCTCCGTCTTGGGGTGGGAGCTAACAACGGAACTGGGAACAATGGGGCTAACACTATCTCTGGCAACCAACGAGACAATGTTATCGATGGTGGTTTGGGTATGGACACCCTTTGGGGAGACCGTGGAGCGGACACTTTCCTTTTCAGCTCCGCCGGACAGTTCAATTGCGACATTATCCAAGACTTCAAGCCAGGGGTTGACAGGATTGCAGTCAAGGCATCCTCTTTTGGCCTTGTGAGTGGGCAACCCTTCGCTTACGCTCTCAATGGCACTCCAACCTCTGTAGATCCGACATTCATTCGAATGGGATCTGCTGGAGCAGCCCAAACCATCTATTTTGATCCCGACGGCACCGGAGCTGCTGCTTCACGAATCCTTTGTGTTATCCCAACCTTCGCGGGTCCAACTTCCGCAAGGGACTTTGCAATTCTTTGAGAGTTGGAGTGAATGCGGCAAGGTTCGGTTATCCGGCCTTGCCTACTTTCTCATCTTAGACTATACTAGTAATATACCTTCTGTAAGAGAATCCATCAAGCATTTTAAACCCTTAACCCTCGATGCCTCAATCAACCAATTTCAGGGAACCATGGCAAATTGGCCCAATCAAGGTGTGGCCTTGCTATAGCCGCCCTGACTTCCAATGGTTCATTGCTTACGAGGGTCTGCCTTACTTCTTCAGGAGCAAAGGAGAAGCCCAAAGTTTCGCCAAAGATAAACTCAGCGGGGAAAGAGATGTAACTCCCGAACTCAAAAACTACAAAGAACACTGATTGTGGGTACTAACTACTACTTGAGAAACAATCCTTGCTTCCTTGGTGGGGTTGTGAACAGTGAAAGCATTATCCACATTGGCAAGTCCAGTGGGGGCTGGTGCTTTGGTCTGCATGTCATACCTGAGTGTGGGATTTGCTCTCTCGAGGATTGGAAGCTTTTGTTTCAAGAGCCTTCAAGAGAAATTGTGGACGAATGTGGGCAAAGCATTAGCGTGGACAAAATGCTTTCAATCATCACTGAGAGGAGCTGGCCACGATCGCCTGATTTTGAATGGAACTGTGATGCCTATTCGAAACCAGGCCCGAATGGTCTTTATAGGCACACAATCATTCCCGATTGGTGCATTGGCTATGGTGAAGGCACTTGGGACTATATCGTAGGAGAATTTAGCTAATAGAAAGCATTCGTGGTGGTTCAAGAGGAATCCGTTTAATGAGGGGCGATATGGAAGTACGCAGCGCCAATCGCGCCGCCTGGTTTGGCGAAAGCACTACTAACACTACTAACACGATTAGCTTCCGCCTAGTTCTTCCCCAATGATTTACTACATTCAGCGTAGCGGCTCCTTGCTTGTCCACTCCTTTTACTGCCGTTCAGTTCTTCGCAGTTCCTACCAGCCCGGCTTTGTCTTCAACGGATACTTAGGCTTTCGTTTG